ATTATATTGCTGTCAGTAAAGTGATTTTGTGCAGCGGCCATAGTGCTACTAAACACATCACTTAGCGTGCTCATCGTTGCTCCTTTTTGCTTTCTTTGCAAGAATGCAGACCTGAGAAAAACGCAATAGATAAATCCTCTCTCTGCGCTTCCCTTCCAGCATTAAACCCTGCTAAAAAAACATTGTATAGCTCGTTATAAACTTTAAACTTAAAACCTGATTTTCTAACCGGTAAATCACCATAAACTTTCTTGTAATACTTTATGAATTGCATCAGTTCGCGGTTTTCTTGTGTCATCCCCATTTTTCCTCTTGCTCTTGCAATAGTGTTTTTTGTCCAGATTTGAACCCTGCACAATACACAGAAAGCAATTCTTTGTATTGCTCATATTCATAGCTTTCTAAATTTTTCGGGATTGAACCATATTTTCTCTTATAAAACTTGTCAAATAAAATATGGTCTGGTTTTTTCTTTGGCTTGCTCATGTCTATACCCTCACCGGCATAATCAATTGTAAACTGTTTACCTCGCCCTGATTCACAGGCTCTAACGTGACAGTATTGCTCCCGTCAATGTATCCTATTATAGACTGCTCTTTAATCGCTTTCAGCGCGTCTAATAAATAGCGGCTATTTAAACCTATGATCGCTGGCTTCCCGATATTTTCCACGTCGATTTCCTCCGTCGCTCCACTGCTAGTTATAACTGCGCTCGAATCGTCAATGTTGAGCGTGAGCATATTATTAGTGGCTACCAGCGCGGCACGCTCAACCGCTGCAATAACATCATCGGGCAACATTAAATAGTCAGTAACGCGAGGGATAACGCGCTCATAATCGGGAAAGCGCCCATCAACTAAAGCTGTCTGTAACGATATATCCCCCAGATCAATTATTAGCGCGTTGCTGTATACCTCTAAAGTAATGATATTGTCGCTTTTTGGCGACAGTATCGAGCGAATAGCGTCGATACTGGGGCGTGGGATAATAACGCTAAAGCTGGGGCCATCTGTCGGAATGCTTGCTTTTGCTAGACGATGCCCGTCTGTCGATACAGCAATTAAATTGCTCCCCGTTGATTTTAATAGCGTGCCGACAAGGAAATATCTCACGTCAGTGACGGCCATCGCGTGACGGGTATAATCCAGCAGAGAAAGCAAAAAATCCTCCCTTACGCTGATTTTGCTAGCTTCTCCGTTGTTTTCTTTCTGTGCCGGGTAACTCAGCGCGTCCATCTGTTCTAATTTGTATTTAGATTTACCCGCTTTTAGGATAATCGTATCCTCCGAGTTCTTTACGTCTAGCTGCACCGTTTCCGTGGTTATTTTGCTTAATAATTGATACAGCTTATGAGCGGGGAGCGTAAATTCAGATACCGGGGCGGAACAATCTAGCGCGTCGCACGTTGCGCGTAGCATCAAGCTCATGTCAAAACCGGTTAGCAATAAACCGGTGTCATTAATTGCTATGTGACAATGCGACAGGATGGGTAGCGTTGTCGTTTTCTGAATAGCGGGTAAAACGTGTTTTACCGCTACCAACAGTTCATCTGTATTAACGCTTATCATTGGTTTGCTCCTCGTTTGTTTGTAGTTTCTTGATAACCTCAATTACTATTCCAGTTATCTCGCTATGATTACCGCCCGCCCATAAATACTGTTGCCTTGGGTATAACTCTTTTATTGCCTCGCTAGTCAGTTTGTCTATCTCTTTATAGTCCATCTCACTCCTCCACCAGGATATGCACGTTAACCCCATTCTTTTTTAGAATGTATTGTGCGTTAGTAATACTGTTTTTCCAGCTCCCCATCATGTCGCTCTCGTATGTGCTAGCCGGTACAAAAATATCTTTTATTTCCGTATCAATCAATGCCTTAGCGCAGGATTCGCAAGGGCAGTGCGTTAAATAAAGCACGCTGCCATTATGCAATGATACTGTGTTGATTAGCATCATTTCAGCGTGCTCCATCACGCTATTTTTTTCCTCCTTTGTTTCTGGCATAGTTACGCCAGGTGGAAGCCTATTATACCCGCCCCCGATAATTTCACTGTTTGCATTAGTCAGAATGCACCCAACCTTTTTATTCGGGTCAGGGCTTAGTTTGGCCACTGTAAACGCCATGTACATAAATAAACGATGATTCATAACACTGCCTCCTGTTTCCATGCTCTATCTTTAATTTTAGGATATTTCCCATCCATCACATAAGTGATGGCGTGAGGTGGTGACTTTTTATTCATTATCTTTGCTATTTCTTCGCCGTCTTCTAGTTTTGAAATATCCGCCGATGTTTTCAGCTCTATTTCGTGCAATATCTTACGCGCTGTTTCCCCGGCAAACCCATCACTAAATATCGTTAGATACTCGTGTATTGGTTGCGCTGAATAGTCAGCACTATAATAAGTGATTCTTATCATGTTATTCCCTGCGAGTGACGTATGCGGACGCCAACGCCAATCACGCACTTTCATCTCATTAATCGTTTTACCAATTATATCATTCTCGCGTAAGAGTAACACCTTTTCTTTTTCGGGGAACACATAACCACAAGAACACTCTTTCGCGCTCAGATGCAATATCTCCTGACACTCAGGGCAGACTTTTGTCGGCGCTTCGCCCGTTCCATTTCCGCCTTTGCCAGGGGTCACAATATGCGTGATAGGGCCGTGCATCTCAACCACCCCGGCAAAGTCTAAGACTAAACAATTTTGCTTGTCTGGTGCGATTCTAAGCCCCCTACCGGCCATCTGTAGATATAAACCTGGCGACATGGTGGGCCGTAGCATCACAATTAGGTCTATATTTGGCGCATCAAAACCGGTGGTGAGCACGTTATTATTAGTGACCGCTTGTATCTCGCCTGCTTTAAATCTCGCTAAAATAGATTCCCGCTCTTCTTTGGGCGTGCTTCCCAAAACGCAAGCCGATTTTATGCCTTTCTCTTGCAATAGCTCGTTGATTCGTTCAGCGTGAGCAACGCCAGAGCAGAAAAATAGCCATGATTTCCGATTTCCGGCCCTGGCTAACGTTTGCTCAATGGCTGAATGGTTGTATTTATCGTTATTGACCGCCTCCTGCAATTCTTTCTCTATGTATTCCCCGCCCCGTTTATGCACGCCAGAAACGTCTATTTTAAATATCGGATCTTGCTTAGAGATTAAGCGCGATAGATACCCCTTGCCAATTAAATCAAGAATAGAGGTTGGCTCGATTAACGCATCAAATAAAGCGGGCTTTTCAGTGATTAAGCCGTGGCCCAAGCGATAAGGTGACGCGGTTAATCCAATAATCCGAACGTGAGGATTTATCTCCTGCAACGCGCCAATAAATGAGCGGTAAATCCCTTGCTCGTTATGGCTTATGGTGTGCGCTTCGTCGATAATCAATAAATCAATCTCACCCACTTTGTCCGCGTGTTTATAGATTGATTGTATTCCTGCAAACGTAATTCTATTTATTTCTTTCTGTCCAATGCCCGCGCTGTATATTCCTAATGGTGCCTCTGGCCACACTGCAAGCATTTTTTCGGCATTCTGCTCTAAGATTTCCTTAACATGGGATAACATTAAAATCCTCGTGTCCGCCCATTGTCGTATGGCGTCACGGCACAGCTCCGCGATCACATGGCTTTTACCGCTTCCTGTCGGTAACACAATGCACGGATTTCCCGGATTGCGTTCTAGCCAGCTATATGTCATTTTAATCGCCTTGTCTTGGTAATCGCGGAGCATATTTTCCCCCTAAGCACGCTTTATTAGCCTAACTGCATATTCTTCATCTTTTGGTTCTTCTGTACACATTTCATCATAACCAACAAAATGAAAGCACCATTCATACAAATACTCATCATACATTTCTTTTACTGCATTTTCGGGAATGCAATCATTATCTAATGCCCAAAACTCTTTGGCGCTGTTTGGAAAAAGTTTGTCATTAATTTTTCGTTTATATCTAGCGTCAATTAATGACACAAGCTCAGAAACATAGGGTAGCCGCCATTCACCCTTTGCATATTTTTTTGCTTCGTTATATGTCAATTCCACAGGCTCACCTACGCAAGTTTTTTGCTTTGCGTCCCAAGTTTGCCCCAAACAACAACGATCCCAGGTTATTTTTCTTGCTGTGTCAGTTACTTCGTCGCCTTTCGCGTTTATCTGGTATCCCATGTTGATCACCCGCACTTAGAGTTAGCACAATTAACGCACGTCATACATCCGTCCATCCTAATCACCGTTTTTTCATTACATACTGGACACATTTCCGCTTGCGCCATGTCGGCCTTTTCCTTCTTGCTGTCAATGTACGCTTTCCGCTCCGCGTCCATTTCCTGCGCTTTAATCACCCCAATTAATTTTAAGTGAGACTCGATAACGTCGCCAATTTCAGCAACGAGTGACGGCATATATTTACCGCCTCGCTTAAAATAGCCCCCCTTGGGGTCAAAAACAGAGCGCAATTCTTCAACGAGGAACTCAACCTCCCCACCCTTGCGAAACACGGCGGAAATAATCCGCGTGAGCGCCACAATCCATTGAAAGTCACCCATGTTTTTCGAGTTTATGAATATCTCGAAAGGGCGGCGCTGGTCATTAATTAAAATATCGTTAATCGTGATATAAAGCGCGTGCTCTGTAATCGGCGTTTTGACTTTGTAAGTATTTCCTACAAGCATTTCAGGCCGGTCTAGCTTTTCGTGTAGGTTTTGCACAGTAACCTGTGTTTCTGTTGCGGCTATTTCGTATTTCACTATTTTGCTATTGATTTTCTTGCTCATTGTTTATCCTCCTGTTTTTACTAAACGTACCGCGCCGTTGCCGCTGCGTAGATTGAGGTAGATAACGCCATTAAGGAAATAAAGAAACCATGCGGCATTGGAATGACTTACATGAGGCGAAGAAGACCAATAAAACCATTTTCCCGTATTAGGAAACGTAACATTATCAATTGTAGGTTGATAGTTTTTATCCACTAATGTAGCTAGTTCGTCTATGGTTGGCAACCGCCATCCTTCTTGGCTGTCTGCGTATTTCATCGCGTCATCCCAATTCATTTTCTGTACTTCACCAACGCAATTTTGTTTTTCTGCGTCCCAGGTTTGCCCAACAGAACACCGCGCCCAGGTCAATCCGGTAACAGTGTCCGTCACTTCATCTCCCGCTTCGTTTATTTCGTATCTGCTCATTGTCTGCCCTCTTTAATGTTTTTATTAAACTCACAAACTGATTTTAATAAGCCAGGGTTTTTATTAGCTATTAATTCCAATTTGCGGGCTATTGCTGATACATACAACTTCCACCATGTTTCTGTCCTGCCAGAGCCATGCTCAACCGGAAACCTGAGCGCGTTTACCAACAGCATTAAATCATCGCTCGTTTCCGCAATTTGTGCTTCTAAGGCCCATTGTTTTTCGCCATCTTCAATCATTATCTTCTCCTCAAAATTTCCCGTAGTAGCCTTCTTTTAAGGCATCATATAGATTCGCTGCGCTATGTTTCTCCCCGTCGTACTCTATTTCCTCGTTGCCCTGTGCCGTTACCACCTCCCCGGTTTCAAGCGTGAATTTGTAAGTGGTGGCTGCTAAGTCCTTTTCTTTTACCAAAACGCCCTGGAAGTTTTCCGGGTTATAACGAAACGTGGCGCATCCTTTTAAACCGCTTCGGTAGGCGTTTAAATAAATATCAGTAAATTCGTGATAGGGAATATCCGATGGAACATTGATTGTCTTTGATATTGAAGAATCAATCCACTCCTGTGCGGCGGCCTGGATTGCTATATGCTCTGACGGTTTTACTGTATCAGCCTGAACAAAATAATCAGGCAGATTATCTGGCGTGGCGTTTTTATCGACTAACGCACGATAAGCAAGTAATTCGTAAGAATAAACATCTACTTTCTCTTTTGTCTTTTTACCCTCCGTTATGACATTGCGCGAGTAATGATGTGAGAAACTCGGCTCAATACCATTACTAGCATTATTAGCCAAAGAAAGGGAAATCGTGCCAGTAGGCGCGACGCTCGAATGGTGAGAAAAACGAGAACCAAATAAAGCCAATTCATTAATGAGTTCAGGCTCTATTTCCCCCAGCTTTTGCATATAACGACTATATCGAGCAAACAAAATGCGCCCCGGTAGCGTGTCACCTACCTTGATTCCATCTTTTGCCATTTCGGGGCGGAGTTCCATCATTTTGGCGGTGACGGTAAATTCTTCGTCCATAATTGGCGCTGCCCCTTTTTCCTTAGCCAACGCTAATCCCTGCTTAAATCCAGTGATTGCAAGTTCTCTGGTTAATTGTTTTGTAAATTCTATAGATTCAGGCGAGCCATACTTGATGCCCATCATCGCAAGAGCAGAACCTAAACCCAAATATCCCATTCCATGGCGACGCTTACGGATAATCTCGTCCCGTTGCTTACCTAGCGCTAATCCGTTTATTTCCACGACATTATCCAGCATTCGCGCAAACACTGAAACAACGTCCCGAAACTTATAAAAATCAAATTGTGCATTACCTGTGAATGGGTCTGTCACAAATTGAGTCAAATTAATAGACCCCAACAAGCAGGAGCCATACGGGGGCAATCCTTGTTCCCCACACGGATTCGTTGCGCGGATATTTTCGCACCACCAGTTATTATTCATCTCATTGTATTTATCAATGAGAATAAAACCAGGCTCTGCATAATCATAATTAGAGCGCATAATTAAATCCCATAATTCGCGGGATTTAATTGTTTTGTAGATTTTCCCATCAAACGCTAGATTCCAATCCTGATCCTGTTCTACCGCCTCCATAAATTCCTTTGTTATCAATAGCGAGATATTAAATTGTCTAAGTCTTCCGTCCTCTCTTTTCGCTCGAATAACATCTATTACATCGGGATGGCCTACGTCAAAGGTTGCCATCTGCGCCCCGCGCCGTCCTCCGGCAGAGGAAACGGTAAAGCACATTTTGTCGAAAATATCCATGAACGACAGGGGGCCAGAGGTATACGCCCCCGCACCAGAGACATACGCCCCGCGAGGCCGCAATGTGCTAAACTCGTAACCAATCCCCGAGCCGGATTTTAAGGTCAATCCCGCTTCGTGCACCTTGGCCAGAATGTCGTCCATTGAATCGTGGATAGTGCCGGATACCGTACAATTGATAGTGGAGGTGGCGGGCTTATGCTCTAGCGCACCCGCGTTTGAAATAATCCGACCTGCTGGAATGGCTCCATTCTCAAGTGCCCATAAAAATGCTTTTTCCCAGTGTTGGCTATCCGCTTCCCCTGCAGCCAGCGCAACCGCAACGCGCTTATAAGTATCATTCATGCTTTTATCTATTTCATTTCCATTTTTGTCTTTCAATTGGTATTTCTTCGCCCATATTTCTTGTGACGTTGCTTGCACGGGTATCATTATTGCTTCCTCGGTAAACTCCACAGAGCAATTCTGTGGAGCAATATGGGTTAAATGTGGATAGAGATTAAATCGTGCAATTCCTTTTCTATCTTTTGTAATTCCTCTATCCGTTTCGCTTTCTTTTTTGCGCTCCATGATAATAACGTTACTTTCTGGCAAAGTTCGACGAACTCCGCCGGGGTGTATTTTTTCCTTTCTTGCGTCGTATCTTGCTTCATTTCTTGTTTCTCCGGTTGTCTCACAACGCTATATTTAGCGTCGCGGTCTTTTGTGACTAGCCCACTCTTTAATAATTGGTGGGCGGCTTTGCTTACGTCTAGCACGCTCAACCCAACATATTCCGCAAGCGCTTTTGCGCCTACGGGTGATTCCATCTCGCTTAACGCTTCAAAGACTTCCTGCACTAATGACTCATTCACTTTTTAACTCCTCAAAATGGGCAAAAAACATTGATTCGGTATAGGGCAAAATACCGCCGTTTTGTAAAACAATAAAGTCATACGGGGAACAGGTAACATTTAATCCTGTTATATGTGACTTTATGTTCAAAGTTTCCCAATCGTCAAAAAACCAATAGCGAGAATAATCAGTGAACCACTCTGGTGCGTTATTCTCAACCCATGCTTTTGTGATGTCGAATGGAAGCTGAAACGCTTTTACTTTTTTCGGCCTTTCTTTGTATTCTTTCACGTTTCACCCCGCTATAAAGTTTTTCTGAAAATCTTTTATGCTATATCCATAAACGAACTGCGCATCAAAAACAACCCATATTCCCTCTCTCATTGGTAATGGCCAAGTATTGCCGCTTATATATCCTCCAATTCTGAGCACCCCATCCACAATTGACCAATCATCACATTGTAAAAACTCAGGAGGGGCTATCATATACAATTCGTCAGTGTCGCAACCTGGCGGAATAAAAAACGCATCCCGAAGTCTGGTTTCAATTTTTCTATATTTTTGCATTGTTCCTCCTGATTAAAACGGAATATCATCATAAAGCATTGCAAGCTCTGACAGCGGAACAAAATTTTTACACGCATCAGCGTGGTATTCAGCCGGTACGTTGCCGTTGTGATAACGGCAATTCCACTCAGTGCTCCCGCTGATTGGACTGCCATACTCGCAAGCGCGGCAATGTCCCTTTATGTCTGGGATTGCCTGATCTTTTTTGCTGCCATGGCAAACTTGATACAGGGAGCACATTTTGCACTCCCACCATGTTATATCCCCTTTCGGCGGCGGTAGGCGGTTGTCCTCAACCAATCTAATTGCCTTAGCAATTAGGTCAGAAACCATCGGCTTATTTGCTTTCACTCTTTCCGTGTATATTTCGTCGTTGTCCTTGTTGATGGAATAATACATTCCATCATTGATTCCAGCGCCCACCATGTATAATTGCATCTGCGCGTAGTGTTGCGGTTTTGCCTTTTCTAATCCGTTTTTTGCTAACTCCGCAAACGATTTATGGTTATGCGTTTTAATCTCCAATATGTGCGGTGTTTTTAATGCACCTGGCAATCCTCTTACAATTACTTCGTCTGTCTCTCCCTGTAGGTGAGGAACAGCACTAAATTGCACTTTAATACGTCCGCCAAATTCGCAGCCGATGGCTGCCAGGTCTGAAATTACTGTTTCTTCCTCGCGCTGCCCTCTCCGAAAAATACGACGAACTCGCCCCGGTACGGGGGCGGAAAACCCGCGAAACGTCAACCAGGCGTAACGCTCGCAGTGGTGCCCAATAATGGAGCACCCTAAATGCTGGCGGGGCGGCTCAGTTTTCTTGGCATGGTGCGCGTCAATTAGAGCGGCTATGCTGAAATTGCCTTCGGGTATAGTAGTCATCTTATTACTCCCGCGCCGTCCGTGGCGCTTAGATTAAATAGGGGTTATTTCATCCACAACGGCTTGGATGACGGTGCCGGGGCGGATGGTGCGGATGGTTCGGCGGATTGAGTAGCGCGATAATTCTTTATCACGTTTTCTTCTTTAGTTTCCCCTTGCCACTCGTTTTTTTTGGAAGACACTTTTATTTCCATTGGCCTCCCGATTAGATCATCGGTGTCTCCAATGCGGGAGATGCCAATAGCTCGCATTATTTCTCCAAGCGAACGGCGGCCAATTTCCTCGGCGCTTCTCGATTCGTTTTTCACGTTAAGGTTCACAAATAACTTGCGTCCCCCGTGAGTCGGGCCAGTCACATTAAATTGAAGCTTAATGTATTCCCCTGTCCCCTTTTTTGTTTGGCACAGCTCGGATTTTTCAATCTCTGCTGTGTACCATCCGGGCGGTAACAGCGAAAACTCGCCTTCGCTTTCGGGTAATTCGTTTAAGTCAGCTTCAAAATATGACATGCTCTATTCTCCGGTTGTTTCTATTGAAAAGCTGGGTCGGCCATTTTTTGTCGTAATGGCTTCACTCAGTACGTCTGTGATTTTACTGCTAGTGCGCTTCCATTGCAAAAGGTTTATTTCAGCACTCCATCTGAACAAATCATTCAGATGTCCAAGCAATCCATTCTCAACAGCGATAGATTGCAGCTTATCAACGTCTACTTTCCGCGTTAGACGATTGACCACTTTATATTTAAAGTTCCCGGCTTCTCCGCTTGTGGTTCCCTCAACAAATGGAGCAATCTTTAGCATTCCCGCTAAAATATCCTCTATTTCCCTCCTTTTATCGCTCGCTGTTTTCTCCTCCGCTTTTAGTTTTAACCATTCAGCCATGAGCGCGTCAACTTCCATCATAATCATTTTGCACCTCCGATAATCTGTATTATTTCGCCTAAGTTTGGCTCAACAAATTGAGCCAGCTTCCCACTGCGATCTTTTGCGCTCCACGCACCGTCAGAGTGCGTTTGTATTACCCGATACGGCTTACCTTCTTTATCACGCTCAACTCTGAGCGCTAACACTTCGTCAAACCAATAAGGCAAACTCTGCCCTAATTTATTACCCGGCATAGATGGCGAATAACTTATTCTACCAAGTTCGTCCGCCCCTTTTTCCATCTTCGCTGTCATAAGCACGTTTTTACCGGGCAGGTCACGAAACGAGCGGATAATGTCCGCCATCGCGTCACCCATCGCGCCGTATGCCTGTCGTGGATCTTTTGCTCCCTTCTTTTCGTGCGCTAACACGACTTCCCCTATCTCGCTAATTGAGTCGATTGCTATTGACTCATAGATTTTTGCTTCATCGCTCTTGAGTAGCCACGCATACGCTTCCCGTAACGTCGCCATGTCGGCCACTTCAATATAGGGAAGATCGGCATCCTGAATTGATAATAGCCCCCCCTCTGCGCTCAATACAATCGGTGACGGTAACGTGGGTATGCAGCTAGTTTTCCCCGCCCCAGCTTGGCCGTAAAGCAGGATATTTATGCCTGCTTTAGCCTGGGATCCCGTTTTCTTTATTAACATTTCGCTTCTCCGGTTGTTGCTACTCGTTTGGATTTGTAAGCCCGAGACCTGTCAAATAGTCAAACGCACTATCTACCCAGTCCTCATAAGTCATTTTCTCGGGAAGTCCTAAATGGCCTTTGTTTAAATCCCGAAAAAAAAGGAAATTAACAACTTCCATATTAAATTGTCGTAAGAACGTCAATTCAGAAATCTTCACTTTCTCGCTTGTCTGTTCCATATAGCCTCCACCATTTTGGCCTTTGCGACTCTTCGAGCACAATAAACTCGAAGATAACTTGCTTAGGTTTTCCGAGCGCTTCGCACTCGGCAACCAATAGGATTTCTCCAATTGGCGCGTTACTAAATACTTCTCGCGCCCGTCTGCGAGCGTATGCGTGGTTGTCACGCTCCGCCCTTTTCCAGCAAGAGCAGCTCTGGGTTTTATAGTAGTAAATCACTGAGCCTCCTTTTTATTCTTGGGACAAGAACATACCTTATTTTATACCAAAAAAACAACAAGCGATTTTTTCTCATAAAATCCCTTCTCCGAGGCGAGATAATAACCAGAACTCCCAGATGGCTAACGCGACACCAAGCGCAATAGCGATGGTCATCGCAATGCTAATTACTAAGTTTTTGATATTCTCAGCGCGAGCACGCGCTAGCCTTTCGTTTTCAAAACTGCGCCAGGTTTTTCCGTAGCGCTGGAATTTGAAAGCCTGAAAAGTGCTCATTTTCTTATCTCCTGGAAATGACAGGTTATGGCCGTGGGGTCTAACCACGCTCTTGGTATGAGATGACATTGTCATCCTCATCTAGCAGTTTTTCGAGGTATTCAGCGTTGCGCTCGGGAACATCGACAAACGCCAGATCATTCGTTCCGTCAAACCGCTCAACAGAATTTCTCCATGAACCCTCGACGGTGGCGGCGATTGACTCAACCGCTCTAGATCCACGGTTATCCACGAAAATAATTTGATAGGTAGTAGTCATTTTTGCTTCTCCGGTTGGGGGTCAGTCGGTTGTGCTGCTTGCTTGCTGACCATGGGAGACAGTGTAGAGGGGCGGTCGGGGGGTGTCAAGCGGTTTTTGTTGTGTAGAAAAAAAATTTTTCTGCTATACTGCGAACACACACACAGGAGGCAACATGATGATGTTGACACTAGAAGAGGTGCGGCGGCGACTAGCTGACCGCAATCTATCAGCAGTATCTCGCATGATTGGTATGCCATATAGCACGCTCTACGCCGTAGCAAGCGGGCGCGAGGAAAAACCTACTTATGCAACAGTTAAGGCGTTGAGCGACTATCTGACCGCCACCACACCAGGGGGCGAAAATGGCAATCATTGACATCTCGCTCAAAGACTGCGACATACCAGAAAAAAAGGTGATTGACTATGAGATTCAGCTAATAGAAGAAATCAAAAAAGCCAATCTTAATCCTCCTCAAAACGTAATACTGGACGGGCAGATACACCGGTTTGCGTCCGATCCCGATGACCCCAGGGATCTGAAAGGCTGGTACGTCGCTTATAGTGACGGCATACCGGCTGGGGTATTCGGAGACCACAGCACTAAAGAGACTCACTACTGGAAGGCTGATGTCGGGCGGGAATTGTCTCTACAGGAAACGATAGAGCATCGTCGTGCAATGCAAGCAGCGGAAGAGGCGAGAGCGAGAGATAGGAAAATCAGACAGGCGGAGAGAATAAAGGAGGCGGGCGCACTGTGGGATAGAGCTGAATTAGCGCATTCTCACCCTTACCTCACGAAAAAACAAATAGCCCCAGGGGTCGCCAGAATTGGCGATGATGGGACGCTATTGTTGCCTATTTATAACGCTGACGGCTCTATTCAGTCGTTGCAGCGTATCAATAATGACGGGGAAAAGCGTTTTTTTGGGGGTGCTCCCTTTCGCGGGGGATATTGCGTACTGGGGGACTGGAATACGCCAGTAGTCTATTTAGTAGAGGGGTACGCTACTGGCTCGACAGTGCGCGAAAAAACGGGGATGACTGTCGTTATTGCGTACAGCCTAAACAATCTGGAACCTGTCTATTTATCGCTCAAACACAAAGCGCAAGAATGGGTGCTCATTGCAGACAACGATAAAAGCAAAGCCGGGCAAAATGAGGGGGAACGACTAAAAGAGAAACACGGGCTAAAAATGGTACTGCCTGGGGTGGAGGGACAAGACGCTAATGATTTTGTCAACGACGGCGGGGATTTATTAGCGATATTGCCAGAGATTAAACCACTTACGCCCATTATTGATTGGTTGATTAATGCTGATGATTTTAGCCAGCAACCTGCACCATTGCAGTGGTTGGTTAAAGGGTGGGTGCAAAGGGATTCTCTAATGATGGTGCACGGGCCAAGCGGGTGCGGTAAAACGTTTATCGTATTAGATTGGTGTATGCGTATTGCAACGGATTATGATGATTGGTTCGGTCATAAAGTACGAAATGGGGTTGTTGTGTATTTAGCCGGAGAAGGGCATCACGGATTACGGGCACGGGTTGCCGCGTGGCAAACTCAATACGGAAAAAAACAAACTAAAATGTGGTTATCTAGTAGCGGGTGCGATTTCAATTCTGACGAAGGCTATCAGTTGATAGTGTCAGAAATTGAGAAAAAAGGCATTAAACCATTATTAATTGTGGTGGATACGCTGCACCGATTTATGGACGGCAATGAAAACGATAGCAAGGACGTAAGGGGAATGCTGTCATATTGTGCCAGATTGCAACAACGATTTAATGCCAGCGTTTTGCTAGTACACCACACCGGCGTTAGTGCGGAAGCGCAAGACAGAGCTAGAGGATCTAGCGCGTGGCGTGCCGCGTTAGATATTGAAGTGTCAATCTCCCCCGCCAAAGAGGAGACTCCGATTAAAATATCTCAGCGCAAAAGCAAAGATGCAGAATTGGCGCGTCCCATTAATGTAATGCTATCTAAGGTGGAAATTCCGGGATGGATTGATGAGGACGGCGAAGCCGTGACAAGCGCGGTAGTGACGCTTGCCGATGCTGACACTATGCAATCTGATAAATCAAAAGGCGGTAAAAGCCGCAAATGGTTTGAAGATGCCTGGTATGACTCAGAGCGATTGATACAGCAAGGGTCTCCATATTTGTCACGCAGTGATTTTTTATCGTATTTGATTGATAGCGCCGCGCTAACGCCAGACTCGGCCAAAAAATACCTTACCCCAACAGGGAAAATAGTCAAGGAGTTGATTGACTCGGAAACGATAGCAGTGCATAGCGCGGGATGGATAGTCATTGATGACGATTTAGCTAGTGTGATGATGTTGTTGTCAGGAGACGGAACAAACGGAAAATAGGCGGAAAATTCCGAATTTTCCGTTTTTAGGCGAGGCGGAGAGGGACGGAAAGCACGGAACGGAACACACTCTTTAGAGTGTTCCGTTCTTTCCGTCCCCGACGCGGGGTAAGACGTTCTAAAGCTAGTATTTAACCAACCAAAAGAGAGGTTTTTTATGAGCAACAAAACTTATAGTACTGAATGGCATTGCATAGGTTATGAGCCAACGTATGAAAACAGCCAAACATCTTTCAGTAATAATGATTTTTGGATAAAAACAGAAGCGATGGAGATTCCAGGCGTCGGCGCACTGGTGCAAACTGAAAGATACTACCCAAAACCAAACTTAACGCATATTTCTAGCCCAGCTTTTGTTCCTGGCGTAAAGCTGATGGAGGTAGATACAGACGATGAATGGATAAGTCATAAATTGGTTAAAATAAATAATTATTAGCAATAACCTATTGCACCCCAACACCGTGAGCGGTATCATTGCCGCTCACATAACACATAGAGAGCGCAAACGATGGTTGATTTAGCACTGTTGCAAGAGAAAATCAGAGAACGTAACGCAACTCAGCTCGAGTTACACGCTGCGCTAGAAAATCTAGCTGGTGCAAAGGCTGATGCTGAGTATGCCGAAAACGCATTGCTAGCAGTAGAAGGCGCGACACCGGCATTACTTGCGTCGCTTGGCGTTGAGCTAAGAAAGCCGCGAAAACGGGGCGTAGCGCCCGCGAAGTGGAAGCACCCCGATGATGATAGCCTGACCTGGAGTGGAAAAGGCAGGCGGCCAAAATGGGCCGAGTATGTAAAGCTAGTGGCAATTTGATGCCGTGCTACCTGCCTGCAAACCAGGCAGGTCATCTTTATTGGAGGGCGTGATGAAAATTACAATACAAACTGAATGCGGGACGCAAACCTGCGCGGAGTCTAAGCAAAAAGTTTGCGCGTTTCTGCAATCGACGATGCTCGGCATTGTTCCCTATTGCGGGCTATTTTCAACGGCACTAGGGGACGTGGATGGTTGGGTTACGCGGTGCGTGCAATGCCTAGAAAAATTCAAAGGAGATAGCAGCGTATGACCTGCCCAATTCGCCCCCTTCGAGATCGCGTTGTAGTCATCCCAGAGGTTCGGGAACTATCTAGCGTGATTTTTGTTCAAAATAACGAGAAATATAATCTGGGAACGGTTGCAGCCATCGGGCCAAACGTGAGAGAATTGAAAACGGGCGAAAAAATCAGATACGGGAATGGCTCGTATCTGGATTGGCCCGTGGTCGAGTTTGGTGGGGTCAAGTATCAGCTTATCCAGGAAGCTGATGTAACCATGGTATTAGAATGAGGTGTCGTAATGAGTATCGAAGAGATTAAAACACGGATTGAACAACTGAAAGAGATGGCAAAAACGCATGAGGCTATTTTGCTCCAAATTAGTGGAGCGATACAAGAATATATGCGAGTGATTGAGCAATCAGAGAAACAAACTTCGGATCAATAAAATGACCGCTCTATTTGTTCCCACTGATGAAGAAAGAAAGTTAGCAGAGTCAATGGCGGGTTATGGCGTACCGCATGAAAACATAGCGGCTTTAATTCGTGGCGGTATTGATAGCGATACGCTAAAAAAGCATTTTAAAACGGAATTAGCGCAGGGAAAGGCGAAAGCGAACGCGCAGATTGGCAAGACTTTATTCCAAAAAGCTATTGGCGGAGATACTACGGCGGCGATTTGGTGGACTAAGTCGCAGATGAAATGGTCTGAGACGGTAAAGCAGGAAGTCACTGGTGCTGATGGTGTACCACTGGGGATAAAGGTATCATTTGTCGATGCTGAACGAGACGGAAACTAACGCGCAATTTCCCGAAAAACTTCGCCCCCTTTTCAAGCCATACCGATACAAGATCTGTTATGGCGGAAGAGGGGGCGCGAAGTCGTGGGGAATTGCTCGTGCGTTGCTTATTTTAGCGGCGCAGTCTCCACTCCGTATATTGTGCGCTAGAGAGTTTCAATCGTCAATGAAGGATTCTGTTCACAAGCTACTATGTGACCAGATTGATTCTCTAAACCTGCTGGGTTTTTACGAGATAACGCAAAACAGCATACGCGGCAGCAACGGTTCAGAGTTTGCTTTTATTGGCCTCAAGAACAATCCCACTAATATCAAATCTTTCGAGGGTGTCGATATTTGCTGGGTAGAGGAAGGGCAAACGGTATCGAGGCTGTCCTGGAATATCTTAATCCCGACGATTAGAAAGAAAGGGTCGGAGATTTGGGTATCGTTTAATCCCGATTTAGAAACTGACGAAACTTATCAGCGTTTTGTTTTGCATCCCCCGCAAGATTCAATCCTAATAAGAATTAATTGGTCAGATAATCCGTGGTTTCCCGAAACGTTACAGCTCGAAAAGGACGCACTCAAAGAGCGTGACCCCATTGCTTATGCAAACGTCTGGGAAGGTCACTGTAAACGCACGGTAGACGGCGCTATTTTTGCCGCTGAAATCGAAAAGGCGGAGGAAGATGGCAGAATATGCAAAGTTCCCTACGACCCCGTTAAACCCGTGCACGCTATTTGTGATTTAGGATGGTCGGATGCAACCGCTTGGTGGTTTGTGCAATTTGTGGGGATGGAAACGCGGCTAATACGCTATTTTGAAGGCAGTCAAAGGACAATGACAAGCTACCTGGCCGAATTGCAATCCTTTGGCTATGTCTACGATACAATATGGCTACCCCATGACGCACAAAATAAAACCCTTGCAGCAGCGGGCCGAAGTATCGAAGAGATTGTTCGCAGTGCAGGCTACAAAACGAGAGTACTTGATAGAGTGCCCGTGGTCGATTCCATTAATGCCGCGAGAACGATATTCCCCAATGTGTATTTCGACCGAGATTTGTGCTCAGATGGCCTTAATTGCTTGCGCCATTATCGTTATGACGTCGACCCTGAAACCGGTCAATTCAGTAAACAGCCGCTCCACGACCGGTATTCACATGGCGCGGATGCGTTCAGATATATTGCGTTGATGATTAAAGAGCCAGAAAAGAAAAAACCGAAACAACCTATCACTAATTACGGCGGATGGATGGGGTAAATTATGTCACGCTTTCAGAATGTCGCTAATGATGCTCGTATTGCTGATGCCATTAAACTGCTGCGCGTAGCGGGTGAGGCCGAGTCAAGCAATCGGCAAGAAGCATTGCAAGATTTGAAATTCTCAGCGGGCGACCAGTGGCCGGTCGAGATTCAAAACAGCAGAAACATAGAAGCCCGCCCGTGTCTGACGATAAACAAGATCGACGCTTATATCAGGCAAGTTTGCAATCAACAACGCCAGCAACGGCCACGCATTAAAGTTCACCCCGTCAACGACGAAAGCGATTTGAAAATCGCTGAGGTTATCGAGGGAATAACGCGGCATATTGAGGTTAATAGCAACGCTGACAATGCTTATGATACCGCTTTTGATTATGCAGTGCGCATGGGCTGGGGCTATTGGAGAATAGTAACGGATTACGTCAAGCCGGATTCATTTGACCAAGAAATCTATATTGAGCCGATTGATAACCCCTTCTCCGTCTATTTTGACCCTAATTCGGTAGCCCCCGATGGTTCAGATGCTAAATCGTGCCTAATTACCACGGTTTTATCAAAAGAGACATTCCGCGAATTGTATCCCGACGCCAGCGACGGCCAGGGATTTACTTATCGCAGCACGGGCGATGATGTCGCTGAGTGGGTAACAAAAGAAGATATAAGAATCGCAGAGTATTTTTATATTGAGAATGAAAAGGTCAATTTAATCCTTCTTTCAGATGGCACAAAAGGATTCGAGGACGAACTACCGCCGATGGAGATTATTGAAGCGGCAGGCGTGCGGGTTATTGATAAGCGCGTATCGTGGCGCAAAAAGGTTAAATGGTGCAAATTAACGGCGATGGAGGTCTTAGAGGAAAAGGAGTGGCCAGGGAAATATATTCCGGTGGTTCCCGTTTATGGCGCTATTACGGTCATTGAAGGAAAGCGCAAAAAATACGGGTTGACCCGTTTTGCGAAGGATCCGCAAAGAATGTACAACTTTTGGCGGACGGCCATCACCGAGTCAATCGCTCTAGCGCCTAAGGCTAAATGGTTATTAGCTGAGGGCCAGGACGAAGGGCATGAAAACGAGTGGGCACTGGCCAACATTAAATCATCGCCTGTATTGCGCTACAAACAGCGCGATATAGACGGAATGCCAGCACCGCCCCCGCAGCGGTTGCAGCCTGAACCTCCGCCGATGGGCGTGATTGAAGCGGCAACGGATGCGAGCAATGATTTACAAACCGTGATGGGCATATTTGACCCCTCGCAGCAGCTTCCCGGCAATATGTCGGGGAAAGCGTTGCAGGGTCAACAGCAGCAGGTTGATTTAACCAACTATCATTTTTACGACAACCTGACGCGCTCTATCCAGCAGACCGGGAAAATCATCTTAGATTTAATCCCCAAGATTTACGACACTCAGCGCGTAATGCGTATTATTGGCGCGGATGGCAAGCCCGATATGGTTGTTATCAATGAATTGCAAGCGACTGGCGAGGTCTTAAATAATCTCACGGTCGGAGATTATGACATTGTAATGGAGACAGGGCCGGGCTATAACAGCAAGCGGGAAATGGCGGTTGAAGCGATGATGCCGTTGATGGTTAAGCCTGAAATCTTCCAAGTGGCGGGGGATTTAATGTTCAGGAATATGGACTTTCCCGGTGCTGATACGATTGCAGACCGTTTGGCTGCAATTAATCCGTTAGCTCAAATTGATGATAAGTCGCCCGTCCCGCCTCAGGCGCAGATGCTTATAAAAAATTTACAGCAAACGGTGCAACAACAACAACAGCAGATGGCCGCGATGCAGATGGATCTAAAATATCGCGGCTCTATTGAAACGATGCGGCAGGACGGCGAGACTAAACGAAAACTGATGGATGTGACAGCGCAAGCGCACAATACAGAAACCAACGCTGAAGTGAAAGTTCATGATCAGAATACTCGTGCTATCACAAGCCAAAATAAAACAGAAATCGACGCTATCGTTAAATTGCTCCTGGCTCAAATGAAACCAGAGGCGCTAAAGAAAGTGATTGATAACGCGAACAGCGAACAATATCTGTTCGCTAATATCGCAGACAGAGATATTGAGCAAAATCCTAGCCCGTTTTTGGATAAAAAACAATGAAAATAGGTTGACAGAATTTAAAAATTAGTGAAAACTTGTTGACATCCTACCGGATCGGATTACAGACCGGGCTAATTCTTGGGACTACCCATGCCAGACGAACAAACAGCAGTAGAAACAAAACCGACCACGGTTATCGTAACCAGCGAAAACCTGGCAGAGTTTACTAATAGCCGACTGGGCTTAGTTGATAAAGTGGAACCCACCGTGGCAGATGTTCAATCTGAGCCGGAAACCGCTGATAATCAAAGTGAACCAGTTGCTAAAGATTCACAGCCTGACGATAAAACGGAACGCAAACCTAATTCTAAATTAGAGAAGCGATTTTCTGAGATAACGCGACAAAGGGAAGCCGCTAAAGCCGAAGCGCAGCGTGAGAAAGCACAGCGCGAAGCGTTAGAGGCAAAGCTAGCCGCTTTGGAATCAAAGCAATCCGAACCTGCAACCAAAAAGGCGGAAAGCGAAGAGCCAAAGCCGGAAAATTTCGGGGATATGTTCGAGTATGCGAAAGCATTAGCCGAATATACAACCGAAAAGAAACTAGCGGAAAGGGAAAAGGTAGAGACTGACAACAAAATTAAGGCGGCACGCTCAGAGTTAGAAAAGACCTGGGCTAATCGTGTTGAAGAAACACGAAAAGCATTGCCCGATTTTGATGATATGATTGCCTCGGCTGATGTTTTTGTTTCTGATGCAGTCAGAGATGCCATTCTGGACTCAGAGCAGGGGCCGAGAATACTTTACCACTTGGCGGAAAATCCGGAAATTGCAGAAACGCTGCGCGGTAAATCAATTATTGCCTCGCTGCGAGAGATTGGAAAACTCGAAGCGCGTTTTGAAAAGTCGCAGACTGAAAAGATTGAAAAAATACCGGTGACCTCTAAAGCACCGAAACCCATCACCCCGATTCGAGGCACGGTGGCGACCGCTGAGGTAGGATTAGACGCTGACAACAAGTTCAGCGGAACTTACGCGCAGTGGAAAGCTGCTAGAATGGCCGGTCGGATTAAATAATTACGAGGATTAGGCAATGTCTAATAATTTGTTGACTATCAGTATGATTACCAATGAAGCTCTAATGGTATTGGAAAATGAGCTAACCTTTACCGGCGAAGTGACCCGCGAATATGATTCTCAGTTTGCGATTGCTGGCGCTAAGATTGGTAATACCCTTAACGTTCGCCGCCCCGGTCGGTTTATTGGTACTACCGGCCCCGCGCTGAATGTTGAAGATTTCAATGAAACCAGCGTACCCGTCACGCTATCAACTCAGTTTCATGTTGATACCCAATTCACTACTCAGGATTTAGCGTTAAGCCTAGATTCGTTTAGTGACCGCGTCCTAAAACCCGCTATCGCCGCTATTGCCAATAAGATTGACTTTGATGGCCTGACAATGGCCAAAAACAATACGGCCAATATCGTTGGAACTGCTGGTTCTCCGCCAACTGGTCTAATTACTTACTTGACCGCTGGCGCTTATTTAGACGCTGAAGGCGCTCCTCGTGATGGCCGACGTTCTTGCATTATTGAGCCGTTTACTTCTGCCACTATCGTTGATAGCTTAAAAGGTTTGTTCGTGCCTTCTGAGGTTATTTCTAAACAATATCGCAAGGGCATGATGGGACGGGACTCGGCAGGAATGAATTGGTTGATGGATCAGAACGTCGTAAATCAAACCTTTGGCTCTTATAGCGGCAAGACGCTGACTGTTGATACCACTTCTACCAGTTTTGGGATTAGCTCCGGCTGGGCGCAGACCTCTACTATTACCCTGGTTGCTTCGTCTGCTCTAACCCTGCAGCAAGGCGACGTGATTCAAATTGCTGGCGTGTATGCCGTCAACCCGCAAAACCGCGCGGCTTACGGTTCTGGCAAACTGCGCAATTTTGTTGTTACTAGCACTAGCGCCGTGGCCACTACCCCAGGATCTAGCGTTACTGTTTCCCCTGCTATTATTACCGGCGGCCAATTTCAAAACGTGACCGTCAGTTCTACTAGCTCTACCGCTACTGTGACTCCGTTTAACAACACGGGCACAGTGTCACCGCAGAATATCATCATGCACCGCAATGCGTTCACGATGGCGACTGCTGACCTGGAATTGCCAGAGGGCGTCCATTTTGCTGGACGTGCAAGTGATAAGGACGTGGGCCTGTCGATCCGCGTTGTTCGTCAATATACGATTAACAACGATAGCATCCCAACCCGGTTAGATGTGCTCTACGGTTGGGCACCGCTCTATCCCGAGCTGGCTTGCCGTGTAGCGGCTTAACCTAATTAAAGGGGTCGAATTCGGCCCCTTATTTAATCTATTGGAGATTATTATATGAGCAATCCTGGCCCAGCTTCCACCAGCACTAATCACCCGAGCACGCTTGCGTCGAATCAAGCGATTCGGCTTTTGGCGTCATATCAGTCCGTTAATGTTAATGCGACGGGTGACACGGTTCTACCCATTCAAAATACCGGACGGTATAGCGTAACGAACGTCATTTTCACCAATGCGTCTGTCTCTTTAACTACCGCCGCCGCTGGCTTGTTTACCGCCCCCAGCGCGGGCGGTACTGGCATTGTCGCTAATGCTGCGCTCAGTGCTTTAACTGGCTCAACTGTCGTTTCTGCGCGTACTGTGGCCTCTACTGCTGCCCAGACTGGACAGAATTTATATCTGAACGTGGGAACGGCGCAGGGAGCGGCGGCCACTATGGACGTTTTTGTTTACGGGTACGATTTGACTTTCTTGCCCTAATCACTAACGCGCCCCAGCAATGGGGCGCTTTAATAGGTAAAACGAAAATGGCAACCGTTAACCCTTTCGATCCGTCCAGCAAAACGTATTTAATCAGTACTAGCAGCGTGCAAGTCGTGACCGGGGATAATATCAATAACTTATCTTATCGAGTCCGCAATATCGGCACAACGCAAGCCTATTTTCGTTATGCTCCGCCCGCCCCGCTGGGGGCAAGCGTGACTGTTGGCACAGTAAGCGCTCCCAGCGCTGGAACTCCGTCGGAAAATACCATCGGAATGTTTCCCAATTCCGTAGAAGTCTTTACGCTTCCCCCGAATTGCTGGTTTAAATCTGACACGGCAAACGCTTTTGAGGTCACTTGCGGGATAGGTGTTTAATTATGAGACGCGGGCAAGGGGTAAAAATGTGGCGGTGTCCAATTTATTGGATACCCTCACTTGATCTTGATTTTACAAAAGGAATTCTTGATTCAAAAGTCACCTTCTCCCGCGCTTCGTCTGGAACTTATTATGATAGCGCTGGCGTATTGCAAACGGCAGCCACAGATGTCCCGCGTTTCACTTATAACCCCGCTACGTTAACCCCGCAAGGGTTATTGATTGAAGAGGCGCGGACTAATTTATTAAAGTATTCTGAGCAGTTTGATAACGCTGTGTGGGCGAAATCTAGGTCAAGCATTTCTTCTAATGCAACAACCGCACCCGATGGAACGCTCACGGCTGACAAATTAGTAGAAGATGCCACAAGTTCAGCGACGCACTATCTTAGTGCCAATCCTACCATAGCCGATAATACTGTTTATTCTAACACTATTTACGCAAAAGCCGCTGAAAGGACAAACATAGTAGTATGTCTTGTTACTAAAGCAGGTAGCGTTAGAGGCATTGGTGTTAACCTGATAAACGGTAATACGTTTGCTCCAACAGGCATTTCAGGTGCTCCTACTTATTCATTGGTAGTACCGTTACTGAATGGATGGTATCGCATTTCTGTCGCGCAGGACGTAGGTACAGGGGCGACAACGTCCAATGCACGTTATTTTTTGTCAGACGGTGTAGGCGTTTCTTATACCGGCAACGGAACTTCCGGTCTTTATATTTGGGGCGCTCAACTCGAAGCGGGCACGTTCCCAACTTCGTACATTCCCACCACGTCCGCACAAGTTACGCGAGCACGCGATTCAGCGAGCATGACGGGGACGAACTTTTCTTCCTGGTATAACAATACAGAAGGGACGTTCTTGGTTAATGCACAAGTTTCAGCAACAACGACGGATGCGTCAAGTAGATATTTTATTGATGTAAATGATGGAACAGGAAATAATAGGCAACTAGTTTATAAAGGAGCAAGTTCTGCATTAATTTATGGTCAAACAAATGTTTCCGCAGTAGCGCAAGCGACGATTTCATCGGGGTCAGTATCCGCTAATACGCCATTCAAAACCGCCTACGCTTATAAACAAAATAATTTTAATGCCGCATTAAACGGTACGCTGGGAACATTAGATACAAGTGGCAGCATTCCAACGTGTTCACAAGTAAATATAGGGG